CTGGTGCTTGTATAATTTCCAACTTTACAATCGATGGAAATTCTTCAGTTTACACCAGCGAAAATAATACAGCAATTCGTATTTCAGGGAATAATACTGTTGTAAGAAATAATATTATTCAGTTTAACGGGAAATACGGGATCTCTTGCAATGGGAATTACAACATTATTGTAGAGAATTATCTCACTCAAAATGCATATGGGGTTTCTTTTTCAGGGGCATATAATGTTGTTAATTCCAACATAGTAGAAAAAAGCACGGCAGATGGAATATCTTCCGGAAGTTTTTGCGGATATGCTACCATTTCCAATAATGTGGTGGTTAATAATTCGGGAGATGGATTAGGATTATTCAACTTTTACAACGGGGGAATTTGTGGCAACACCATTGTAAACAATGCAACAGGCATATCAATAAGTGGTTCAACTTCGGAACTGGTAAGTGTAACAGGAAATGTGATCTTTAGAGGAACCGGGCAACCATCGGACTACACAAGCGAACAGCACACAATCGAATCTGGGTGTAATAACAGCATATTTACTGGCAACAACATCATGGGCAAGAACTATGTGGACAACGGCAACAACAACACCTGGGCCAACAACAAATTCGAGTAAGGAGGGGCAGGCATGAACAAATTCCGAATGTACGGGCGCACAGTCCAGCTCCACCGCTGGCGTGTGGACTATGAGCAGGGCGGGGAGCCGGTAACCGAGTGCTACCCCACCGAAGCCGAGGC